CTATATTAAGATTATCTTAATATAAGGAGTCATTACCATGGCAGATGCTTGGAATGAGGGCACGTGGGGGCAAGGCTTTTGGGGCCAACAAAGTTCTATCACAGTATCTGTTACTGGTGTTTCATTTACATCAGCAGTAGGCACTGCTTCGGCGACCGCTGACGTATCCGTACCTCCATCTCCAGTTACATTAACAGCAACTCTTGGCACAGCCGTTGCTGAACCAGAACACGTAGTTACACCTACAGGCGTTTCATTTGAAACACAACTATCTGGTGCTTTAGCTATTGAAGAAGGAGCAGGAGTAGTTTTAGGAAGTTTACCTATATCTTTTGCTGTAGGAGACGAAGCAGGATCAGGAACTGTTGATGCAGGTTGGGGAAGATCTACATGGGGATCTTTTGCTTGGAATGAAAATATAGAATTTTTTGCCAATGTCAGTGGAGTTACTATGTCCACTGCGTTGGGGACCACCACACAAGAAGTGGGTACAGGCGTGATTGTTAGTCCAACAGGGCTATCAATGACTTCTGCAGTAAGCTCTGTAACTATTTCAGAGGCTTCAGCGTTAGTAAATCCAACTGCTTTAACTATAGGCGCTGCTTTATCTGGAGTAACGGTTTCAGGTGAAGGTAGTGTGGGAGTGATTGCTCCTTCAGATCAATTAGATTTTGCTATTGGAACTCCTACTATTGAAATATTTACGCAAGTAGACCCTGTAGGAGTAAGTTCAGTAATAACTGCTGGAACAGTAACAGTCGAGGCCGATGCTTTAGTAACTCTTGACAGTTTAACTATGGGATTTGCTGCAGGAACTGCTTCAGCAACAGGAGGAACAGGTGTAGTTGTTAGTGTATCTACAGTCGCTCTTTCTTTTGCTCAAGGGACAGAGATTGCTACGGGTGGGGCCGTTGTGGATTTAACAGGAGTTTCTATGGCCACGGCTCTAGGAGATTCATTTAGCACGCCTTGGGCTAACGTGGTAACAGGGGCAAGCAATACCTGGACAGAGGTAGATGCAGCATAAATAATTGTTGCGAGATTTGACAAAAACTATATATTTTTAAGAGGTGAAACATGACAAGTACATTTACAGATAGACTTAAATTAGAAAAAATGGCAACTGGTGCCAACGCTAACACTTGGGGCACAAGAACAAATAATAACTTAGATGTTGTTGATGCTTTTAGCGGAGGTTACATCGCAAAATCTGTTGCTGGTTCTGCTAACATCACTCTTTCGACTGCCGATGCAGATCCGACTGCTGAGTCTTCTAACAAAGTCATTGAACTTACCGGAGCTTTGACAGGGGATATTGTAGTTTTTATACCTGCTGCAGAAAATGAGTATGTATTTTTTAACAATACTTCAGGCTCACAAACACTAACTATCGCAGCGACAGGGCATACAGCTAATGGTTTACAAATAGCACAAGGTGCTTACTCGCATATTTATTGCGAAGGATCATCTAATTTCAAAATTTATAACGCAGTAGATAAGTTAGGCGCAGTAACAATAGCTTCAGGTAAAGATTTAACTGCAGGTGGCGGTAATATTATTTTAAGAAGTAATGGAACTGTCTCTGCAACTACCTTTACAGGTAGTGGTGCTAACCTCACAGGTGTTGAGCCTTTTCCTTCAGGAACAAAACAAGTTTTTTATCAAGCATCCGCACCAACAGGTTGGACACAAGATACAACAGCGGCACTTAATGAAGCCGTAATGTCAATCGTAACAGGTTCAGGTGGAGGCACAGGCGGTTCTACTGCTTACTTCTCATCTTTCTTGGCAACAACTGACAAAACAGGAACAGATCCTGATGCACCTGTCACTATTTCTGCAACAGTTTCAGTTTCTGCATCTATTGGTTCGACAACATTATCGACACCAACCATAGCATCTCATAGTCACAACGTTCCAGGTTCTACACCTGCCAACCCAGGCACAGAAACGACTCAACCTAACATGATTTTAATTAGAGATGGAGCACAAGGTAACTCTCAAAGAAACCAAACAACAGGTAATACTGGTGGTGGCGGATCTCACACTCACCCATTTAGTGTTACAAGTTCCTCATTAAACGTATCCAGCGCAACTGCTGATGTTGATACGACTGTTCCTGCAATTAACGTCAAATACGCAAACGTCATCATCGCAGCCAAAGACTAATTGCTGTATTTAATAAATAATTTTCTGACTCAAGATCAGTTAGAAGATATTTATTTTAAGATTTTAGACACAAGAAAATGGTACTTAACAAGAGGTAGTAATCAAAAAGAATTATCAGGTTTTTGTGGTTTAGAGATAGAGGATGAACATAGTGATATATTTGGATTTTTAGTTACAAATCTGAGACATAGAGCTAAAGAATTAGGTGTTAATCTATCTAATAAAATTGAAAGAATACACGCCATAGTTAAACAAAAAAATGCACCCGTTAGTTTTCATCAAGACACCGAGGACCCTAATGCTTATTCTTTTGTTGGTCTCTTGACTCCCTCGTGGAATAAAGAGTGGGGCGGACAGTTTGAAACTGAAAACAAAAAAATTATTTTTGAACCAGGACAATTTGTTTTAATAAAATCTAATCAACTTCATTGTGGGTATGGCCCATCAGTGGACATACCTTATTGGAGATTAGTTATTAATATAATTATGTTAGGAGAATAAATGCCAATATTTGATCCTGATGGGCAATGTCCTTTGTTAAAAAAGAAATGTATTAAACATCGTTGTGTTTGGTATAACATGTTACAAGGCAGAGATCCTCAAACTGGTGCCTCAATACAGGAGTGGGGTTGTTCGATAGCATGGCTCCCTTTAATGTTAGTGGAGGTGTCCTCTAAAATACAAAGCACCACAGCAGCGACTGAATCTTTTAGAAATGAAATGGTTTCGGCTAATATGGCTAATCAACAATTACAATTAGAGCAGATGACTGAGGCAGAAAGACAAAAACATGAGTCTAACAGAGTAAAAACTATATTTGAAATGATTGGTAATCATCAAAGAGCCATAATGGAAGGCGATGAAATGCTTCAAGAGAGATATATTAGACTCATGAGCAATAACAAAATTAAAGTAAAAGATCCAAATGATCCCACTAGAAAGGTACATAAGGCCGATAAACAAGAAAAAACCAACATAAAAAAGAATAGACAGAAAAAATCAAATAGTGTAAAAACGAAGAAAGGAAAAAAAAATGGCAACAACAATAAATAACACCACAGCCAACTCTAGATTAACAATTATCTTTGACGCTGGAGTAAATTCATCATCAGAAAATGATGGACCTAGATCTGGTTCTGGCAACACTGAGTCCGACGTATATGTAGATAATAAAGTTTATTACAACATAAGATCTCATACTGAAATTGATTCTAGCATTCACGCCCTACAGTGGAATGCCTCAACAAATACTGGAGAAATTGAGTACACAGATACTAGAGTAAACGAATCCGTTGACTCTTTGCCTCAGTGGGCTACAAACGTTGTTATAAGATGTGAAGCACAAGATAAGTGGCAAGAGTCCTATGACTCTTCTATAGCATCAGACGATGCAGATGTTGTAGCTAACGCTACCACCACTGCTGATACAGTAAGAGTAGATTACCTCACAGGACACAGCATAACTTATTAAAGTGAAAAGTTATATCTATGAACTTAGGAAGTTTATATCTCCTAATGTCTGCAAAAAAGTAATATCTTATTTTGATAATAATTATGACGATGCAAAGATAACTGGCTCTAAGTCTGCTGTAAAAGATGTTAGAAATTGCGTAACTAGAACCATATTAGATAATCAAACTTTTGGTTCTAAGTTAGTGGCTAATTATTTACAAAAGAAAATTTTTCATTTATGTAAAAGCTACAAAACAATATATCCTTACTTTTCCATAACTAGAATTTCTCAATTTGATATTTTAAGATATGATTGTAACGATCATCCCGCAGGGTATACTTTTCATACAGATATGGGTTCTAAAGCCACAGAGAGAACTCTTTCTATATCTATATCTCTAAACAATACCTATGAAGGTGGAGAGTTTGTTTTTGATTTACCAGATGGTAAAATTGAAATAACACAAAATGAAGGAGACGCTATAGCTTTTCCATCTAATTTTATGTTTCCTCATCAAGTAAATAAAATAACTAAAGGCACAAGATATGCCTTGATAGCGTGGGTGGTGTAATGAATCCGATATTTATTTCAGAATTTTTACCCAAACAAATTTTAGATTTATGTTATTCCTACTCTGTAATTAAATATGGTAACAAAAAAGATACAGATGTCGATGGACAAACGGGTTCAATAATTTTTGAACATGGGGACTATTTAATGGAAACTTTAATGCAGGCAAGTCTTCCAGTGATCGAACAAAACGTGGGAAAAAAGTTATGGCCCACGTATTCTTTTTTTAGAATATATGATAAAGGGTCGGATTTAAAAATACACAAAGATAGACCGTCTTGTGAGTATACCGTTGCTCTTTGTCTTGGAGCAGAACCTGCAAATGAACCATATGAAATATTTGTAGGGGAAGAAGATTCCACCTCAGATTATAAATATTATGATGGGGAGGGTAATTATAATCGTTATAAAATAGAACATAAGTTTCCCATGGTTCCAAACAATGCAGTTATATTTAAAGGCATGGAAAAAATACACTGGAGAGAAATGTGTAAGCACGATCACTTTATAACAGTGTTTTTACATTATGTAGATCAAGAGGGCCCTTACGCAGAGTATAAATTTGATAAGAGAGAATCTTTAGGTGAAACAAAAACTTAGTGATTTTATTTTTCATAAAAACTGTTTTCCAAAATCTTTGTGTGACGAAATTTTAGCAGAGTATAAAGGAGAACTGTTCGATAGAGATTCTCATGAAAATAAAACGACTAGATTTGTAGGTCAACTTCAAATAAGTGATCCTGAGATAATTAATCAAAAAAATAGTTACACTAGAAAGTGGTTAGAAAAACAAATATTTTACAATGTTGGAAAGCTTATAAGAGATTATACTGAGTATGTTCATCCTTTCACAACTATGTTAGAAGAGGACACAGGTTACTCACTTCGTCAAATGTCTGTTGGAGATTACTATAAAGAACACAGAGATGACGGTAAGAAGCAGTCCGCAAACAATGTTGTGGTAACTGTTTCTATTTGTTTAAATGAAGAGTATGAGGGAGGGGACTTTACTTTTTTTAAAGAAACCGTGACTAAAACTTTAAAAAAAGGAGATGTTTTAATGTTTCCCTCTAACTTTTTATTTCCTCACGGTGTTCAAGAAATTACAAAAGGCACAAGATATCAACTACTAACATGGTTAAGATAGTATTTTACTCAGCTCAAACAGGAGAGCATGGTTTTATACCCTGCATAAAAGATCAAATGATAGATGAGTTTGATTATTATTTTATCAACGACAAACATAAAGATGCAGTTGAGGGTAAAGGTTGGAAGTATATGGATATATCTAATGATTTTTTAGATTTTCCTAATGAAAAAAGACAGAGAATACCTAAAACGATACCAAAACTTTTTTTCCCAGAGGCAGATTATACAGTATACGTGGATCCAAGATATTACATAAGTAAAGATTTCTATAAATTATGTCTTGAGATAATACAGGAGGATAAGCCTGATTGGATGGTTCCCCCACACGATACACGATTCTCTTTTCAAGAAGAAGTTAAAGATGCAATAGTTAGAAAAAAATTTCCTATTGACCAGATAAATAAAATAATGAAAGATTTAAAAGAGGTAGATTTTTACAATACTTTGTGTGGCTGGCAGATAAGAAAAAATAGCGATAAGAATCACGAATTAGGTAAAAAATGGTTTGAACTTATAGATAAGTATTATGACATAGATGTTAGAGATCAACTATTATTACCTGCAGCGGTTCCAAAAGATTATGTTAGTTTGAATCATTCATATAAAGAATTGGAAAACTTGACATATCTTTACAATGTTTAATGTTCTAAATGTAAAACTAATTAACGGGTGTAATCTATCCTGTAAAGGATGTAGTCATATGAGCCAATACGCTTCTGCTTCTAGTAGAATTGACATAGATCAACTAAAAAAAGACATAATAGAAACTCACAAAAATTTTAAGATTAAACACCACATATCTCTTTTAGGTGGTGAAATATTTTTAGAGCCTCGATGGAGTGAAGTATTAACTTTGATAGAGGACCTGTACTTAGACACCATACAAGTTAGATTTTACTCCAATGGTTTACTTTTAAATAAAAACAAAGAAAGCATAGTTAAACACATTAACAGAGGAAGTGTTTTTAGAATTAGTTTACATGAGGGACCTGAAACTAAAATAGGTAAAAAAATTATGTCCGAGATTGAAGGCTTTCTACAATACGTTAAAACATTTCTTCCTGATGCGCCCTCAATGGATGATGTGTTTTTAACAGATGATGATTTGTGGGAGCCTCACAGAATAGCAGTATCATCAAACTATGATGTATTTTGGACTGAATTATTTAAGACTAAAAATAATAAATTATATCCTCATCAAAGTAATGATGTTGTGGAGAGCTATAAACATTGTCCTTGTTATAATGCTCAGTTGTACAATGGAAGATTGTGGAAGTGCCCACAAACTGCGTATCTACGAGATACTCTAAAAGCATTTGGTCAATTAGAGGATGAAGTATGGCAGCCTTATCTAAAATATAAAGGAGTATCCTTAAATCCATCAAAAAGTGACAAAGATAAATTTTATAGAGATCAAACTGTAGCTGCTGATTTTTGTAGCATGTGTCCTAAAGGTGGTTTTTATTCTAAGAAAGCACAAGACATAGGTAAAAAAAGACATATACAAGTGGTGCCTCTGTGAGAATACTAATACTAGGCGGGCATGGCTTTATAGGATCACACACCTCTCATATACTTTATAATCAAGGACATGAGGTTGCTATTGTAGACTGTCACCATCAATACTTCACATACCCTGATGATGAATATGAAACTATTTTAAATCAAAGAAAACAACATTGTAAAATTGATACAGTTTATATTGGAAAAATAGAGGACTCGTCATTTATGAAATACGTTTTTAATGATTTTCAACCACAGGTCGTAATTCATTTAGCGACTTATCCTAATGTCCACATGGTGAAAAGAAACTCTTTTGATGCCACGAATAACATGATTAACGCCACAATAATTATTTTAAATTTATGTGTTGCCCACAATGTTAAAAAAATAGTTTTTTCTAGTTCCTCTATGGCTTACGGTCATTTTCAAGAACAAGTGCCTGATGAGAGCCACCCCACTTTACCAAGATCTTTATATGGAACGTATAAACTTGCAGGAGAAAGAATGTGTCATACTTGGAAAAAAGAGTTTGGTCTCAACTACATTATAATGCGACCATCAGCTTTATATGGAACTAGAGATATGATAGCTCGAGTTATATCGCAGATGACAAATTCTGCCATAAAACAAAAAAAAATATTTGTAAAAGGGGCCGACAATAGACTAGATTTTTCTTGGGTTGATGATGTAGCAGATGCTTTTGTCAGAGTCTCCACACAAGAAATTTACAATGAAACATTTAACTGCACTAGGGGCAAAGGAAGAACTATACTAGAAGCCGCAGAAATGATTAAAGAAATATTAGGTGGAGAGATAGTGCAGGCAGAACAAGATTTACTAACATCAAATAGAGATACTTTAAATAGTGATAAAATAAAAACAATGACTGGTTGGAATCCAAAAGTAGATATAGAGGAAGGTATACCAAAATATATTAAGTGGTTTTTAACGACTCACAATGTCTAAAGTTTTAATCACAGGACATAAAGGTTTTATAGGAAAACATTTATATAATGCTTGGAAAGATATTCATGAAGTTGATTGTTTTGGTAGAGGGGATAAACTACCAAACAAGGATTATGATTTAGTTTTTCATTTAGCGGGGTTGAGTGGAGTAAGAAGTAGTTGGAAAAAACCTTGGAGATATTTTAAAGATAATGTTTTACTATCAAGAAAAATATTTAAAAAATACAAAAGAGTTATCTATACAAGCTCATCGGCGGTCAAGGAACCTTGGAGAAGTCCTTACGCACTAACCAGATATTTAGTAGAAAGAATTGCTCCAAGAAACTCCCTAGGTATTAGACTGACCACGGTCTACGGCCCAAACGGTAGAAAAAATATGCTTATATCGAAAATACTTGATAACAAGTTGTCATATGTTAATGTCGATTGCGTAAGAGATTTTATACATATTTATGATGTTTTAAGATTTTTTAATATTGTAATGAATTATAGACTTGAAAGAATTATAGAGTTGGGGACAGGTATATCAACACCCATTGTTGATTTAATTGATTCAAAAACCACGAAGAAATATTCTCCTTTTTATGAAGTTAAAACAGATAAGGTGAATATAGAAAAAGCACGTTCATTAGGGTTTAGACATCATTACGATATTAAAGAGTTTATAAGAGAACATAATAAGACATGAAGCCTTTTTTTATTAAGAAAGCGATAGAAAAAAACATTCTTGATTACTCAGAGGTGGATAGTGTTTTACAACAATCTCAATCAGAAAATATTAGAGTGATAGATGCAGAGGGTAAAAAACTACACCCCACTGCTGAAAACATTACTAATAATAGTGTGTTAATAGACAATGTAAAAAACTATAAAACAGAATTTAACTCGCTAAAAGAATATTTTTTACTAAAAACACCTGAGCTACAGGACAACATTGGTTGGGATGTTCATGTGTATTCCTCTCCGAGCCATCAACAACGTTCGTTTAAGATGCACATAGATAATGCTTATAACTATATTGTTCAAACTTATGGAAAATCTAGGTGGATATTACCACATCATTTTGATGTTATTACTGAACCTGGTGATGTAGTTTTTATACCCATACATGTCGCTCACGAGTGTATACCATTAAGTAAAAGAGTTTCATTAAGCTTTCCATTTTGGATGTAAAGGAGAACAAATGTTAAAAAAAGAAGAACTAAGAGCCAAAAATTTTAAAATATATTTAGGAATGCCGATGTATGGAGGCCTGGTGACAGAGAGCACTTTGCATGGTTTATTAAATTTACAAAATTGGTCAACGGCAGCAGGGGTAAATTTAAGGTTTCAAACTATCGGTAATGAAAGTTTAATCACTAGAGCTAGAAACACGATTGTTTCTATGATGTTGGACTCTAAAGATTTCGCTGCAACGCACTTACTATTCATAGACGCAGACATAGGATTCAACGCTGAGAACGTAGAGAGACTTCTTTGTTTTGATAAAGATATTGTTTGTGGCATATACCCCAGAAAACATATTCACTTTGAAAGAATGAAAGGAATAGTTAATGATTTTCCAAACGCTACCCCAGAGGAAATAGAAATGAGATCTTTAGGTTACAATATAAATTTTGACAATACCAAAGGCATTTCTATGGAGCATGGATTTTGTAGAGTAAACGAAGCAGCAACAGGAATGATGCTAGTAAAAAGAGAAGTTTTTAGAAAAATGATAAAAAAGTTTCCTGAAAGAAAATACGATACAGATCAAATTATAAATGGTAGAGCTTATCGCTCCAACAACTGCTATGATTTATTCGCTGTTGGTCCTTATCAAACAGGAGATCAAAAAAGATATTTATCTGAGGACTATTATTTTTCTAGATTATGGCAAGAGTGCGGTGGAGAAATTTGGGCGGACATGACAATGCCTTTGACTCACTTTGGCAACAAAGCTTTTAGAGGACATGTTGGAGCACTGCTTAAAACACAAGATGAATTAGAAAATAAATGGGATAAGATTAATCAAGGTGTCTGAAGAGATAATTATACATAAAGAAGTTATCTATAGAGATAAGTTTGAGGGAAATATAGATATTATAGATAAGCACATCAAACACATATTAGAGTTTGACAAAGGTAGATTTAAAACAAACGTGGGCGGTTATCAAAGTAATTTTATAACTTTTGGATTTGAGGAGCTTATAAAAAAAGGCTCTGATATGTGCACGAGTATTGGCCTAAAAAATAATAATATGGAAGGTATGTGGATTAATATAAACGATGGTAACTCTTTTAATCACCCACATATTCACAGCTTTGTGAGTTGGTCTATGGTTTATTACCACAATATTTGTTGTGATAAATGTCCTATAGTTTTCACACACTTAGTGCCTCAGCTAGTCGATAAGTTTAAATACAAGTATGTTCCAAAAGAGGGGGATATCATTCTTTTTAGTGGTAGGCAGCCTCATAGTGTCATGGCCTGTGGTAACCCCGATCACCGCAGAATATCAGTAGCTATGAATTTTAGGACATGGAGTTAATGACATTTTAAAAGATTTTTAGTATATTTTAGCGATGCCCTTATTTAATTTTAGACCAGCACCAGGTATTAACAAAGAAGTCACGGACTATACAGGCCAAGGTAAGTGGACCGATGGAGACATGGTGCGTTTTTTTCAAGGATCTGCGCAAAAAATAAAGGGTTGGACAAGATTAATAACCACAACATTAGTGGGAGTTGCCAGAGATATGCATGCTTGGGTAGCTCTTGACGGCACTAGATACAATGCTATAGGCACAGACAGAAAACTATATTTATATCAGGAGGGAAGAGCTTATGATATTACTCCTCTTCGTAAGACTACATCTTCTCTTGCAAATCCTTTTACTACAAATGGCACAGTTTCTGTAGTTGTTACAGACACATCACATGGCGCTCAACAGGGAGACTTTGTTACTTTTGATTCTTACTCTACCCTTGATGGCTTAGACATGAATAAGGAGTTTGAGATAACATCTATTGCTAACAACAATGCTTATGTTGTGACAGCCACATCTGCAGCTTCTGGTTCTACATCTGGTGGCGGAGGAACTGGAAATGCTAAATATCAAATAAATATTGGACCGGAACTATCTGTTCCAGCTTTCGGTTGGGGTACAGACACGTGGAGTTCAGGGACTTGGGGAACTCCAAGCTCTTCATCAAACGTTACTCTTGAAGCAAGACAATGGTCACTAGATAATTTTGGTCAACTTTTAATCGCAACTGTATTAAACGGTGGTGCTTTTGAATGGAATCCTAACAGCGGAGTGACGACTAGAGCAACTGCAATAACCAATGCACCAACTAAATCAAGATTAAGTTTAGTTTCTACTCCAGACAGGCACGTTTTGTTTATGGGCACTCAACCCACAATCGGAGGCACCAACGCTCAAGATGATTTATTGATTAGATTTTCAAACCAAGAGGATAGAAATACATATCAACCAACAGCAGAAAATACTGCTGGTTCTTTACGCATTGCCGACGGCTCACGGATCGTGGCCGCAGAAAGATCTAGAGGACAAATATTAGTTTGGACAGACACTTCATTACACGCACTACAATTTATTGGTCCACCTTTTACTTTTGGTTTAAGACAGTTAGGTCAAAACTGTGGAATCATAGGTAGCCACGCAGGTGTGGATATTAATGGTGTAAGCTATTGGATGTCACAAGATTCCTTCTTCCTATTTGATGGTGCTGTAAAAAAATTACCTTGCACAGTAGAGCAGTTCATATTTAACAATATTAATATTACCGCTTCAGAAAATTCTTTTGCAGGGCACAATGGTGAGTTCAACGAGATCATGTGGTTCTATGCAAGAACAGGATCAGATCAAGTAAATGCAATAGTGGCATATAATTATACAGAGGGAACATGGTGGACTGGAACACTATCTAGAACAACATGGATTGATAGAGAGGTTTACTCTAATCCAATAGCAACAGAGTATGATGAGTCTGCTACTGCTAATAACGAAGTCATCAGTGGTCTTACCGACGGTGCATCATCTGTATTTCTACACGAAGATGGAAACAACGGAGACGGTCAAGCCATTACTGCTTTTGTTAAATCAGGTGTGGTTCAAATAGGACAAGGAGACGAGTTTGCTTTTGTATCTAAAATAATACCTGACGTTGAAGAACAAGAAGGAGTTTTAAATGCAAAGTTAGAATTTAAGAACTATCCTAATAACAGCACGAGCGTCACTAAAACAGTGAGCTTTCAAGATACCACTGATTTTGTCAGCTTACGAGGTAGAGGCAGAGAGTTTACAGTTAATGTTGTTTCTAATACTACAGGAACAGCATGGAGGCTTGGAACACAAAGATTTGATATACAACCAGATGGCAGAAGATGATTTTTATTGAGGACAATTTCCTCAATAAAGAAGATTGTATTTATTTAAAACAATTAGCAGAGGACAATAGAGAGACCGCAGATCCTTACAATGATATTTACACTTTAAATCTACATAAATTAAATTTAAAAAAAACAGTGCAAATGGGACATAAGCTATCCAATAATATATCTATGAGGGGTATTTTAGCTTACCCTGAGTTAATGCAAATAACTATTTGGCCCACGGGAACAGAGCAAAGTGTTCACGTAGATGAAACTAGAGATTCCACAAACTTCACGTCAATAACTTATTTAAATGATGACTATGTTGGTGGAGAAACATATTTTACGAATGGTATAAATATAAAACCAAAACAAGGGAAAACAGTATTTTTTGATGGCAAAAGATATCAACATGGGGTTAAAAGAATCACGGATAAAGAAAGATTTGTATTAGCAACATGGTATACTAATGATATAAATAACGTGTATTACAAATGGCAAAATTAACATTACAAAGATTCCCAGACGCACCTGATGAGTATGATAGACAACAATTTTCTGAGCTGACTAGATTACTAGAGGCTTTAATTCAACAACTTAACACACAGTATAATCAGGATACTCAAGAGGAGTCCACAAGAAGATCCTGGTTCTTTGCATAAATGGCTGACGTATTTAAAAGATTTATAACTAATGTCACCACTACAGACTTAACAACTGTATTTACGGTGCCAACAGCCAATGTCGCTGCAACTCCACCAACTCCAGTTTCTACGTTCATAGTAAAAACTATTAATGTTCATAACTATGATGGATCTGCATCTGTGACAGTTAATGTTGATCACAATGACGGCAGCTCAGACTTTCAAATATTTCAAGTCGATGTGTCTGCTACTAACACAAACACAATAAACACAAGCATGGTTTATCAAGAGGGAGATGCTTTAAAAGTTCAAGCAAACGCTGCTTCAAGAGCAATGGTTGAAGTTTCAGTATTGGAGGTTAAACAACAACAATAATGTATGTACTAGCTGACGTGCCAAAAGAAATATTAGACAAAATAGAATTAGAATTAAAAAAAGACATAAGTGTTCCCTATAATCAAAACTTAGCAGGCAACTTAAAAAGAGAATTTGATTTTAGCAGAGCTAAACCAATTTTAGTTAATTATTTAAAAAACTTAATCATAGCACACAATGAAAAGTATAACACATTAAATGAGATGCAAGCCACTTTAACTAAACCCTGTGATATATCTTTAATTAGTTTGTGGGTAAATTTTCAACAAAAGTATGAGTTTAACCCCCTACATCTACATGAGGGTCTATATAGTTTTGTTATATGGTATAAAGTTCCTTTTTCAATGGAGGACGAATACAATCAATTTCCAAAAACAAGAAAAAAACATGTTAAGGCAGGACACTTTTCTTTTGTTCACACAGATAATATAGGTCGTGTGGAGCACACTGATTTACCTGTAGATAAAGAATGGGAGGGTAAGATAGCTTTATTTCCATCAAATTTTCATCATCAAGTTTATCCTTTTTTTACATCAGATGATTATAGAATATCTATATCTGGTAATTTAGCTTTTGATACAAATCCAAAGTAAGTTTTGAAAATAAAATTTTATAGTCACTATAAAGACGTATTAGATAAACCTAAACCTGCTAAATTATTTATCCCTGAGGCTTACAAAAAAATGTCAATAGTGGTTGGCAAAAAAATAGGAGATAGGAGTGTAAAAGGGTGCATACCTTTTTTAGATGCTTATCAAAGTGGTTACATTATATCTTCACCAACAGAGATACATTGCTACTATGATTTTGAAGAAAAGGCTATGAAGTTTGATTTTCCTGTAGGAACAAAAACACAGGAGATAGATAATTTTGGAATAACAACTCATAGTCAAGAACAGATGGCACCAGGTTTGAGATACAACAGAAGAACGATTGATGCGATATTTAAATTTAACAATCACTGGAGAGTTCAAACACCCAAGGGTTATAGCTGTCTGTTTACACAACCACTAAATCAAAACTGTCCTTTTAAAGTTATTGATGCAGTAGTAGATACTGATGACCACCCCTTACCCGTAAACTTTCCTTTTTTTTGGACACATGATGCAGAGAAACCATATATAATTAAAAAAGGAGATCCTATAATACAAATCATCCCTTTTAAAAGAGATGAATGGACCATGGAAACTCATCAAGAAAACTACAAAGAGTTACAAGAAAGCCATATAAAATGGAGAACTTATTTGTAT